TGGTTTTCTTCCTCCAATTCTTAATAAACCCTGCAATGATTCTAATTTTCCGTAAATAATTCCATCAAAGCAATCCCAAATAATAACAGGATTCATCTTTTTATCTACGAGTTTAACTAACTTGCGACAAGCTATTGGTAATGGATAGGCTTCATAAATGTTTTTGTTTCTTCCTTTGACCTCTGCATATGATATTAATTTTCCGTCTTTATATAGAGCAAAATCTACATCGTTTTTGTCTAACTTTATATAAGTCAATCCAAACTTATTGCAAAAAAACTCAATACATTTTGTTTCTCGGTCTAAATCCGCTTCAGTTTCGAATCTCATTTATCTTTTGTTTGTAGGTTTTGATTAATTCTTTGAGTTCATCGTTTGTGTACTTCCGTGTTTGGTTAGCACGTTGGCTTAAATCATTCAATTTAGCCTCTCCAATGCGTTTAATTAACCCCTCACGATAGTTTATTAGGTTTCCTGATTTAAATTGATTACAGGCAACGCATTGTGCGTGTACATTATCTTCATCAAATGTTACTGCTTTATGCCCTCCCATTGAATAAAAATGCCCTGCATCATACTTTGAGCCGAGTTTTGAGCCACAACTAATACAAGTTTGGTTTTTATCTCGCAATCTGATGTACTGATTAAATACTTTTTGAGCTTCTTTAAGCCAATCAGAGTTCGTTTTTATGTCGTTTTTCATCTTGGCTTTAGTCTGCTTCCAAGTTTTCTCTTTAACCACTTGGACAAAAACACGAACACACTCATCTTTTAAGCAGTATTTTTGATTAAAGCGGATAGGCTCAAACTTCTCCTTGCAGTTTTTACACCTCATAATTTAATTGATTCCTCTATCCATTGTCTAAATGCTCTCTGCAAATCAATTTGCTCGTTGTAAACTTGCTCTGCATTTTCTCCGTCTATTCGTAAAACTGCTCTATCAGTACGTTGGATTTCTTGCAGTAACATATTAGCTTTACGTTTTAAATCTTGTCTGAAGATTGATTGGTCATTTAAATCTTCAATGAAGTCTGCTAATACAGGTAGGAATGCACATAGTGCTACTAATTTTTGTTCTCGTGTCATAATTGATTCTCGATTTTGTTGTATTTTATTTGGTTTTCTAATTCGTTTTTTTGTCGTTGCAACTCCATATTTCGAGTAGCTAAAATCGTGTTCTCTCTACTGATTGCAACTGCGTGTTCATAAAGGTTAGTAAGAAAGCTGATAGCCTCTAATAACTCCTCCTCTGATTGCTCTGCTCCTTTGATGTAGTCAGTTGCTTCAGGTTTTGTTTTTAAGATTTGCTCTCGTGCATTTTGGATTCTTCTTTTTATAGCCCAAAGATTTACGCTTGTTTTTATTTTTTGTAGTCCGATGTCCATTAGAAAGGATTGTTTTTAGTGTAGTCAATTAGTTCTTTTTGTACTTCTTTAGGTTGATGTTGTTTTAAAGGATTTACCCCATTTATTTCAAAGCCTAAACCTGAATTAAAATCGCATATAACAGGAACTCCCATCTCGGTATGTTTACCTCCTGTTTCCATATCTTTTACCTTTTCTATCTGAATCCAAGTTTTGTATTTGTGTTCAGGGTGCTTAATTAATCGGTGTATAACTAACATATCATCGGAACGATTTAAGAACGCTTTGCCTCCCTCAATATGGTCTTTTAATGGAGCTTTCAAATGTCCTTTTAACTCTCCCTCCGTGTATAAGTTTCCATTTCTTCCACTCTCCGTGTTTGGATGCGTGTTAATGTAGATGGTCATTCCTGATTTATTTACAAATTGTCTTGCTCGATTCATAAACTCATAATTCCCTGCGAAGCTCATCTCTCGGTCAAGTCCTGTGAATGGGTCAATCAATCCTACATCTGCTCCGCTTTTTTCAAATATAGCCAACATTTCATCAGGTGTATAAAGTTTAGAGTTATCTACAAATAAAAATGACTGCTCCAAAAATGCTAAATCGCCTGTAATTTGCGAATGAGATAATTTACTGAAATGTTTGCCTCTATACATCTGAATCATATCACGCAAGATTTGTCCTTTTTGATTTTCGCCTGACCAAATGCAAAACGTAAGATTGTGTTTAAGTGCCAATGTAAGAAAGTACCAATTAATCCAATACGTCTTTCCTACGTTGTCGTGTCCGAGAATGATATTTAGTTGCTTTGGTTTAAATCTTAAATGCTCATCTAAAAAACAATCAATGCCAAGACCTTGCTTTACTTTACCATCTCTGACATCGAGTAAATACTGAAGTGAATCTCCTTGCTTTAGAATCATTTTTTGCGATTTAGAATTGCTAATATACTATCACTTTCGGTAACTATGGTTCGGTCAGCATATTTATCAATGATTTCTGCTCTGCTGAAAAACTCAATAGTGCAGTATTGATAATTATTTTGTTTATGGTAATCACTCTCCTTGCAGTTTCTTATGGCGTTTAAAATATCCTCTTTCTTGTATCCATCTTTGAGTAGTTTCTTGTAAGCTCGTTTTACCTTATCAGTTACTACTTGAAACTTTCTACCAAAAGTATTATTCACGAAGTCAAGCAACGCTTGATAATCTATATTATATGTATCATTATCACTTACACTATCACTATCGGCATTTTTCGCATCTTTTGGGATGCGGTCGGATGCGGTCGGATTCCATCGCTTGTTTGCGTTCTCTCTATTACGTTCTCGTATGCCCTCGTATTTAAGCAAATCACGCTTTAAACTTTGCCTAATAGGTTCAAATGCAATCTCCGTAACTATATCTTCAGGGATTGGATTTTGGTCGTTTACATATTTTAACAAATGTTTAAATAATTTTCCTGCTTGAGCATCGTTAAGTTTTTCTACCGTGTGAATTATATCACAATAAAGAAGAAATGAATTTTTGTCTTTAGCCATTCTACTGCTTTAAAATGAAAAACCCCACTTGACTTTCGTGAAGCAGCACTACTCGCCAAATGAGGTTTTAATAATGTTTTTGAATTTAGGTCTGCTTACCTTTGACAAATATAAATTTTTTTTTAATATTTTGCTTTTTTAAAATAACCTAATTTAATTTTTTCTTGAAGTTCTACCATTTGCCAAAAATCAACGCATCTCAACACTTGAGAAGCAAGGTTGTGGTCATCAGGTTTTAGTGTATAGTGCAAATATGGCTCAAATTCTACTCGGTAGCTTTCAACGTACTCCAAAAATACGGAATCTTTCTTTATTGCATCATAGACTTTTAGTCCATTTATTATTGTAGCGTGATGCCTTTTGAAGAGTTTACCTGAATTGGTTAAAGAGTATCCGTTTTTTCGTAGTAAGGCATACAAAAAGATTCTGCGGTAGTGATATTGCTGCTCCCTATTTGGAGTATTCAATTCATCTCTCTTAATTACCTTTTTGATGTGGTTAAATAATTTGTCTTTCATAATGGCGTTATTTTAAATTTTCCGTCATTGAATCTACCTGACTCTATCAAGTTCATTTTCTTCCAATAACATAATCCTTTTGATGTGAATATCCACTCCTGAACAGTAACAAGTCCAATGTGGTAAGATAGTTTAAATCTCATAGCTTTGAGTATTTTATTTCGCAAATGCGGTTATATAAATCATAGTTAAAATTAGTCCAAAATCTCTCCATTCGTTGGCGGTTATATGAACCAAGCAAATTCCTCGTAATCATCATTGTCTTCTGCGTAGAAACATTCTCTGCAAAACTCGTGGAAGTTGTCATTGGCATCTCGGAGTAATTCATCTTCGAGTTCTTGCCTTTGGGCAACTGATTTTTTGCGGTAGTATTCTTTGCCAATAATTGACCATTCTTCATATTCTTCATCGCATTGATATTTTAATTCGATTAAAGCTACTTTTTTATCCGAATTGATGTCGTAGCATATAACTTCAATTCTTCCTGTATTTGCATTTTGAAAAACACTTTCATAATAATACTTATTTTCCATAATTATCAATTTAGTGATTAGTTGAAACAAGCCAACACATAAAAATAACACCTATGATGAATGTAATCACACCACCAAGAATCTGCCTCTCATCTCGATTGAGGTTAGAGAATAAAAATTTAATTGTTTTCATTTTCGATTTGTTCTAAAAGGGTTAATACTGCGTTCCATTGAGCCGAAGCGTAACGCGTAGAGCGGTCATCATTACCGAAGGCTTCGCGAAGTTCTAAATACTCGGAATATAGCCTTTGTTCTTCGGCTTTGATTAGTTGAATAATTTGTTCTTTTGTCATAGCGTTTTTTTTAAAAATGTGCGTTGACCGAGACGCACCCCTCGTTTTGTTATTTGTTACCATCCATCAGTTCGAGTGCTGATTGTCATGCAATTAAATTCTCCACATATTTTTCCTATGGTTGGTTCGTGTATTAACCCCATTTCCACATCTTCAAACCAATACCCTTCCTTTAGATATAGCCAATAGGTGTAGTCATACCCATCAAAGGCACCGGGGTTGTATTCCCTTTCAACATAATCCACAAGTGGGTGGTTTTGCAAATCTTTTAATGTTCTAACTTTTTTCATAGCGTTTTTTTTTAATTATTAATGAATTATCTATACACAAATATATATACTTATTTTGAATTATCAACAATTTTTTTAATTTTTTTTTAAATTTTTTTTGATTTTTTTTCAAATCCTTTATTTTACAAGGGTTTCAGGCGTAAATTTTTTTTACATTTTTTTTAAAATATTTTTTTAATGCACAAAAAAAGCCCCCAAAATGGAGGCTCTTACGCTATGAATAGAATGGTTAGGTGTGCAAATATACTAAAATAAATGAGTTAATCTTGCAACTTGCCCAAATTCTTTATGATGAATAAAGCCTTCAACTGCTTTTGGAACGTGAGCATATCCGTTTCTATGATGCCAAGAGTCCGTGCCTGATGGACTACGCAAAGATTCTACCGTTACTCCGATGTAATCTTTTGACGTTTTATGATGAACGTGATGCGTGTAAACGTAGCGGTGTTTAGTTTGACTCCACTCAACAGGAAACTCCGTAGCCATTAATAAAGGTAAGTCTTGGTGTTTCGCTCCATCTCCGTGAGTCGTGCCGATAAGGTTCTTTCCGTATTGGATGCCTTTTCGATGTGCAATAGAACAATCAAAAGAAATATTCTTGCAATCTTTAAACCAAGTCTGAATAACGTCAGCAAGAAAGAAGCCGTGAGTATAATCGTGATTTGAGGGATTGAAAGTAAAATGAACATCAGCCACTCCAATAAGTTTTTCAAGAATTTCAACATATAGTTTTTTAGCTATTAAAAAGTTTGAGTACCACATTCCGTCAGTATCTTGTGGAGTTCCTGACGTAGTTGTCCGTCTTGGAGTATCAATATGTAAAATGTCGTTACCTCCGATAAAAAGTATCATATCAATATGAAATCCACTTGACTTATCTAAAATGCCTTGTACGCCCTCTAAAACACGTTGTACTGCTATTTGATTGTTATACTCCTCTCCTACTTCAAAAGCATCGCAGAGCTTACCTATGTGGATGTCAGCAGGGTCTATTACTAATAAATGTCCGTCAGTTGATGGATTTCGTGTTATTGTAGGATATTTAGGAGAGTAGTCCTTAATTTCTGCCAATATTGATTCACGAATCAGCTCGTAATTTTCCTCCTCCTGTTGCTTGAAGTTTGGATTCTTAAAAAATAAAGATGCATTTTTTGATTTTAGCCATCCGTGTTTTACGTCAGCATCGTTTAAGCCCATTTCATTGGACTCATTTTGAATTGCACGATATTGAGTAACTATTTCAAATTCCTCTCGTGTAATTCTCGGTCTAAATTTCTTCATAGTATGTATTTAGCGTACTTCATAAGATGTCTTGCAGCAAATCCTGCAACAAAACCTATTATAAAGAGCCACAAGTTAGGCTTTTTTTTCTTTTGTTTCTCCGTTTTGTATTTAATTACTTCAACTTTTTGAAGCATTTTTATTGTATCTCTCTTTAACTTATACTCAATCTTTGTCTGAAATCGTGTTTTAGGCACTTTAGAGACGCTATAACGCACGATAGTATCTTTTTGGACTACTACCCTCTCCCACATAATAGAGTCTCTTAAAACGTAAGGAATCGAGTCTATGGTTGAAATGGTAATTGTGTCGGCTATTGTATCACAGGAATAACCTTTTTTAATTGCCTTTTGCAAATGGTAGTTAGCCGAACACGAAGAAAGCAATATGGCAAAGATTAGCAGCCTCATAGATTCTTTAGCATTTCAATAACTCTTGGGCAAGGATACATATCTGATTTTCCTTTACGAACAGAGTTATGTGTATAAATTCCGTTAGTGCCTTTGAACGCTTCTTTGTCTAAATCCCAAATCTCATCACGATATTCATTAGAGATGTCGTAAGTTTCGCAAAGATAAACTACTAATTGACGTAGACTTTCTATTTGAGCATCCGTGTATTTGTACCAATGTTTGTAACCTTTGAATGGTTTGTCTAAAGTAGTTACCATTGATTTAGGAACTTCTCGATTTACATAGTTGTAAAACTTGCCGTCTTTTTCTTTAAGATAACCGAAGTTGCACACCTCAATTCCAACTGATGACTTGTTGAGGTTTTGATAAGGTACACCAAATTTAGTAAATGCATCTTTACCGATTCCCAAATGCCAAGCCCAATGTTTAGAGCTGAAGCATTGCACAATTAAACCATTCTCTCCAATCACAAATGCCGTACCAATCCGCTCATTGTTTCGATTCCAATGTTGACTAACTCTTTCAGCATTGCCACCTCCTGCGGTATGATGCAAATAGATTTGTTTTTTTGGTGATTCCTCTCTAAAGAATTGCGAATCACTCAAGCGTACTTGCTTGATTTTTGAGATGTCAAGTTTTTGCATTTCTAATTATTTAAGTTCTTCAATCTGCTCTTTAGAACGCCTAACAAATTTCATAAACCTATCCCAAACGTTTACTCCTGTAACTGAAAAGTAACTCTCGTTAATGCTCTTAACTTCCGTGAAAACGCAGAACGCAGTAAAGCCTTTTGTAAGAACCAAATCAACTGCAATGAAATAAGATAATAAATCCGATAAGACGTATTTTTCAAGCAAGAATATAAAAACTATTGCACCGCTATATAAAAGACTTTTAGAAATCGTGTTGGATAATCTGCGTGAACGAATAGATACCCATCCATTCTTTTTAACGCTTCTCCAAATACCAAAAGCCAAATCTAATACGATGCTGAAAACTGCGATAAGCACCATAGGTTTAACAGGTGCTAAAACTGATACCAAAGAAAGTGCCAATAGAGTGTTAGTTTTCATATCCGTTAATAATATGCCAAGTCAAATAAAAAGCCAAACAAACTCCGAAAAGCTTGTGATAGAGATGCTCTCCGCTTATTATAAGTGCTACCGATGTCGAATAGCCCATCAAAAAGTACATTGTACCTATGGCGTCTTTATGCTTCATTTTTTAAATAGTTTAAAATAATTACTCACCTTTAAGTGCTTGTAGTTCTGCGTACATTGCTAACAACTCTGCTTCCTTTTGAGCAATGAGTTCCTCTTGGGTTGGTTCATCTACTTCTACAAATTCAACGCTTACTAAACCTTCATCGTTGTATGTTTCAATTCTCTTTTGTGCCATTTTATGCTATTTTAAAATAAATAATAGGTGCGTAATAACTTGAACTCGTTCCGGCAAAAGTATTTGTTGATGGTATCGAATTAAAAGCACTACTAAAATACATTGCATATTGCGGTATATTGTAATTAAAATATCTTACAATACTATTTAAACTTGCACCCCCTCTTATTCTTAAAGTTGAATCGTTTGCGTCTGTTGTAAAACCAAAGAAATATTGCTTTCCCGCTTCAAATGTTGCTGATACAGTATATATTTTAGCTCCGGTTGTAGTTAAATCCAAAGCCGGACTTTCTATTAATTTGCTATATGGTCTTCCATTATCAGATGTAAAAACTAATATTTTTCCATTAACAGTTGTTGATGCTGCGGTTGTTACTTCAATAGATACTTCCGATATATTACATTCATTTATAGGTGCAAAAACGTGAAACGCACATATATTTAAAAGTTGAAAACTCATAGTAGATGATGAGTGCTGAAATAAGTTATTGTACATCCAACCGGAAATTGGCGGAGTTGCAATGTGAAAACCACCATTTTGACTACCTCCTCCACTTACAACTAAATCACCACTACCAAGAACTGAAGTGCCATTAATAGTTTTAATGTTAGTGCCACTTACAAGTGTGTCTTGTTTATCGTCAAGTTGGTCTTGCAAATCAGTTTGATTTGATAGTGTGCCTGTGATATCACCCCAAGCTGCACCACCGCCTAAATCAGCAATGTCTTGAGTTGTTACTTTTACCGTTGCACCACTTTGTACAATTGGAACTACTTCCGTTCCACTCAACGCCGAGCCTGATGTAAGCTCTGATATTTTTATTTCTGCCATTTTATAATTTATTTATCTTTCTAATAATGTTTCGCCTCCCCAAGAATGGTCATAAGCAGAGCCAAAGCCTCCTGCATTGAACGTAGCCTCTTTTACTAAAAGGTTGTTATTTTCAGTTGCTAAAAAAGCATTGTTTTCAGTTAGTAAGTTAGTTACCTCTTGTCCGTTTATTTGTCCGTCAGCACCCCAACTTATAACGTTTAAAACGCCCTCTCCCCATCCTATGTTATTTGCCATTCTTTATTATTTTGTTTAGAAAAACACGAAGTTTTTCAATATTTTCTTCTTTTGGTTTATATGTTCCTACTTTTGTTCTACTTCTCATAAATACCATCCTGTATAGTTATTTTTCGTGTCGGGATACATATCCCCGTTGGAGTTTTGTGTATATTCAGGAAACAAATCGTTATTAAAGCAGATGTAATCAATAAACCTTTCGGTGTAATGTTGAGCAATTTGTCGCTCTTTTTCAATTAAAAAATCTACTTCGTTTTTTTCTACGTTATCCGAGTTCTCCGATGAGTGCTTATAGACTCCTTTGTTTGCAATCGTGTAAGCAGCAAAAGGTAAATATTCTACCATTGCCCAATGAATCAACATCGGTTTGATGTATGTATTAGTTAAAGTTTCATAGTTACCTGAAAGAGTTCCTGCAATGATATCTGCTTGAATCTTCGCTAGTA